TCATGGCGGAATTTTTCAGGAATCTTGAACCCACTCTGGTAATACTTATCAATAGTAAGAGTAAAGTTACCAGTCGTAGGATCATCCAAAGTGATAGTCGCACCTTCGGAATAGTTGCGAACCGTCATTTCGGAAAGGGTCGGGATGTTCAGAGTATCGCCATCGGGAAACTCAGTAATCCATCGGATATGAGAATCCAACATTAACTCTTCTTGGAGAACATCCTTCACTTCATTTGCCCATACATTTGTACGAACTAATGAAGAGTTGTTAACAGTATCTAAAGCCATCTAGATACTCCCTTCTCCTATGTTGCGAAAAAGTCAACGCCCTTAGCAGCAGCCGCATTAGCTGCGGCTTCAATAGATTGACGAAAGTCAGGACTATTATAGCGTTTAGGATCTGTTTTACGGATCTCTCTACACTGAGCCCAAGTCAACCCGCCCGCTCCAATTGTAGAGCCAGCGGCAGCGTCAACACCGGGAGTGTTTCCCTCTGCCAAAGCTTCAACAGGGGTTACACCAGTGATAAATTTGACCATCGCATCCGGGCTTGTAAGACTGAGATTATCAATGGTATTTTTGATATACTCATCATCCCCGATAGTCTTAGCCACGGCAGCTTTAGCATTACTTTGACTACCATAGGCTTTTGTAAGTTTTTCAAAAGAAAGTTGGACATTATTCTTAGCTTGTGTCTCTTGTTCCTTCTTTGAAAACTCATCACTAACGAGCTTCGCTACATCTTCCGTCTGGATTTGAGCCTCTGCCGGGGCCTTTGGTGGGGCCGAGACTTCAGTACTCTCTTCTGGATTGGAATTACGAATTTCGTCTAGAACCTCATTAAGAAGTTCTTTACCACCTTTAAACTCTTCCAGGTCGGATTTAAGTTCATCAATATGGAGATTGGCGTGGTGGTATGCTTTAGCGAGATCATCAGTATTTTTATACTTTTTACCCTCGCCTACGAGATTATTCAAAAATTGTGGTTTCCCGCTTGAATCGGCTTCTTCTGTTTCAACAGGTTTTGCTTCAACAGATTCCATAGCATCGGTCAATGCTTCAGCCATCTTCTAGTCCTTTCAATATATTATAAACATGTTGTGCCTGATGGGCTTCGCCGTCAGCGAAAGCCCGTTCTTCACCGTATGTCTTAGTGAATGTTTTAGCTAGGTACTCCTCCAGCATTACGTCCTCTAGGAACTCCATCATCTGGGGGCAAGACGCCGCCTGGGCTTTGACGGTCTGCTGCTGTTTCTTCTCCGGTAAAAGTCTGTGTACCAGTCCCAGATTGATCCCCCACACCGATTGCTTCTCCCCCGGCTTCTTCTTGGAGAGCTCTAGCTTCTTCCTGAGCGATTGCTTGAATTCTGACATCTTCCTTAACTCCAGCATTTTCTTCAACAATATCCTCATCTTCAATAAGCAATTTTCGTTCCCAAAATTCAGCTAGTTTAACTCCAGAAACATGAGCCCTAATCTTTGGATCTTGAAGTGGACCGGACATGAAGTTATTCATTTCCAAAGTTTCTCTATTGCGACGAGTCCAATGTCGCGCACCCATAGCAATAAATTCTCCTCTACTAAGAGTATCCACTAACGCAAGAGCTTCAAGAGCATCCCCCTCTTCTCCTTCTCCAAAAATATCTGTATAATCTTCAATATCGAAGTTAACCAACATAAGCTCAAAGGTTTCCTTAAGCATGGTTTCTAACATACGCTCAAAAATACGAGCTTTATCAACAAACATCATAGTAGCATTCTGGTCAAGTTTGCTTACTTCAAATGCTGTTTTTTCACCGGGAGTACGGATACCTCTAGATTCAGGTGGAGCCCCAGCAAATTCTTCCATCATACGATGGTAGTTAGCAATCTGATTATCTGCATTAAGTGCAGTAGAATCAGGTACTAACATCCTAACATCACTATCTACACCACCATAATATACTGCTCCTGGCCTATAACCTTCAGATGGTTCTTGTACATCATCACCCTTAACAAAAGTTACAGGTTGTGCTATTATATCGAATATATCAGCCTTGAGATTTTCTAAATGATCAATACGATATTGCATACCAACCAAATTATCGAGTGGACCTTGAGCCCATGTATTATCTGGGCGAAGTCTCCATCCAGCATGATGAATACCATCAAATCCTGAAGGAGCCTGTGAAGGTTCATTACGTATGACATGAACCTTATCCATGACATATACTACTCGATTACGTTGAGATTTCCCTGTCTTGGGATTGAATACATCACCTCTATAAATTAAAATCTCTGCTATATCATTCTTAAAATACTGATCAAATCCACCATAACCATCCATATTAAGGCCACGATTCTTAATTACTTCAACCCAATCATCAATTCCATCAGGGTGACGGGTATTTATAGCCTTTTGTATTATCTTTCTTTTGAATCCGCTATTAGGAAACCTCTCAGGAAATTCTGTAATATCAGCCACATGAGCCAACATCTTTTCCACTTTAGGACTTTTAATAAAAGAAGTTCTAGGATTGAATACTATATCTAATGGAGAAATACGCTTCCAGGCTGGCCCTTTGTATTTAACTTTATTTACATTATCACGTTCAATAACATAATCTACACCGACAAAGCAATTACCATAATCAACATAGTCATTAACAAGTTCTCGACCCGTAGTTTCACGGAACTTACGCTGATCAAGTTTAACACGAATCCACTTTTCCATAGCTAAAGACACTGCGGCAGTAATATTTTGAGGAGGTGGAAACCTAAAAAACTGAGGCATTGACAAAGAAGCCTCATAATACTGGGACTTCAAAGTATCCGCAATTTGCGTAAGTTTAGGTTGGTGTGTTCTGTTTTTATGTGGTAACTCTTGGGCAGTAGTACTATCAATATCAGTTGCATATACAAATCGTCTAGCCTCTTCATTTAAAGTAAGAGCATTGCGTTTTTCAGTATTGTACCTCTCCCACATTTCTGCAATACGAACTGCAACATCATCAACATCCTCTATTGAAAGAACTGATCCACTTGACTGTGACTTACTCATATCTTTTTACGCCGCCACTCCACCAAAACGATTATGAAAACTTATTACGTTATCGGAACCTTGTTGTCTACGAGGTATAGGTCTTATCATAACATCACATGTCATAGCCCATGCATCTTTTGTATCGTCATGAAGTGGATTGACGGATACTAATTCATCTTCTAGTACTTGGCAATTACCCCCTCTATAGTGGTATATAGCACCAGATTGATAGAGGGGTTCTAAAATACCGTTAACCCTGGCAAACTTACCATCAGAGTTAGGAGGTATATATAAATCAATAGGTATACGTACCCCCTCGTCAGATAATCTATCAGCTAAATCCTGAGCTACTAGACGAAAACCAGATACAGCCTCAATTCGTAATTTCTTAAATTGATATGATATATACGATTCCTTAATAGCATCAAATATTTCAGACGACTTTTGAGTCTTAAACCGTTTAATATCTACTGTGTAACGATTACCTTCATCATCAATAGCTCCCACTGCTACAACAGAATAATCAGACCTGTCCTTTGTAGAAGCAGCCATATCAACAGCACAATACAACCAGCAAGGTTTACCTTGGATCATCCATTGACTGGCAATATGTTCCAATTCCTCACGTTTATAATAACGGAATAAATCACGGCTAATGGGGGAAGTTGACTTATCGTTAGGATCATTATAATATTGTGCGTAAAATTGAGTTATTTGATTGTTTGCTTCGTAGACAGCCTTTTTTCTCGCAAGTATTCTAGGGTTGAAACCGAAGTATCTTCCGTCTTTCCTCTGTTGTCTCGGCCACAAAAATTCACCATCCACTTCCACATCATCCTGCATGACGGTAAACATCTTTGCTTCTTCAAGAATGATTTCCCCATCTTCATCCTCAACAGGATCTTCAAAATTCATATCCATCATTATTTGATATGCATCCATTGGATGATATCTTGTGCCTACAACCAACATGGAACTTTCGGCACTCATAATAGAAGCAGCTTGTGCAGCCCAGTTATTTACATCCCTTCTACCTACTTCCGTATTATTCTCTGGAACTACAATATCATCCATAATAAGTCGTTTACAATGTTTCCCAGTAATCGTTTTTTCCAATCCGCAAGTCATTAATGTAGAATCTACCACACCTTGTAATTTACGATTGGGATGATCTACAACAATAAACGTCTTATTCCATGCCTCACGTCTACCTTCATCGGGATGAACAAGACCAGGAAAATAACGACTTACTACTTTACTTTCTAGAATTATCTTAATAAACCGGAGTTGTTCTTCTGCTTTTTCGGCAGTAGCAGATGCATAAATAATTGTTGTGGCGGGATCACGAACAATTTCCCAGGCAGCATAGAAAGCAGAATAGCGAGATTTCCCATGATCACGAGGCCAAAGAAGTAACCTATTATCATTCTCATATGTTTGAGCCCACTTGCACATAACACTATGACAATGAGCTATAAGTTGATAAGGAGCTACTAAACGTATAAATGCCTCAAGGTTATTTAAAGCTGCTATGCGTATCTCTAATTGAGATTTATTTAACCCCTCCTTACTATATAATTCATTAGCTTTTATTAACAATTAAATTACCCTACCTTCAACATACATATATTTTGTTTTAAATTGACTATTAGCTTTGCCACCTTTAGGAGATTTAATCTCCTTACCTTTAAAACCGAATAAAGTAAGAGTCTTTCCAGTAACATTATCCTCAATAGACGGACCCATCTGTCTACGAAACTTCTCTAAAGCTTTTTCCGCATTAGTTTTAGGTTGATGAGCCATTAATGCACCACTTCTTTAACCCGTGCTATTTCATCTTGAACTTCATCAAATACTCTAGCTTGGATCTTGGCTTGACGTTCTATTTCCGCTTTCGAGGGAGCTCCAACTTTTTTAGGTTTATATCTTCCTTCTGCAATCCACTTTGCCGCAGCACTTCCTTTTGGATCAAGTGCTTGTGCACAAAGGTTAGATATAGCCTCTGAACGGAGTTTAACTTCAACTTCTGCAAGCCATTCAATGAGGATAGTATGTTTAAAAGTCGGCCAGTTGCGTTTAAATGCTTGCCACTCATCCCATGACCCACATAATTCTATACCACCTTGGTATTCAGTAGGATCAGCTATAGCTACAAATCGTCTACGCCACTCTTCAAGATCCTCTTTACCTTGAGGATTGTATTGCTTAAAAAGTGCTTTAGTAGGTGGTAACGACATTAAGCAAACCTCATAGTACTAAATCGTGCTCTACGTAATTGTTGTCGAGTAGGGGTATCTTCTTCACTTGTTGCAAGTGTAACTTTATTAGGCTCGCTAACTGAAGTAGTCTTAATTTTCTTACGCTTAATAGGTTTTTGTATGTTTTGCCCATCTCTTTGATTAGGTAGATCAGTAGTAGCATACTTATCGGCATAATCCTCTGCTTCCTTACTTGTCATACCGGGCATAGGAATCGTATCTTCTTCAGCGGGAGCAGTTAAATTTGATAAATATGCATATTGAGCAGCATTCAATGCCGCCCCTGGAAAATTACCAATTGCAAGATTTCCTACTCCAGATGCCACAGCCGTTGATTTCCAAATAGGTAAATCATACCAATTTGCTACTGGATCAATCATACTTAATCCTCTATCAAGTAATGAAGGATCCGTCTTTTCAAAATCTCTTTGTCTCTTTGCTTTCCACCAACTTGGATCACTATAATCTGTATAATCAGGAATGAAGGATTCAGATTCACCAATATCAGAAGGGGCAAAACCAGATGTAGCAGGAGTATAATCACGAGAGCTAGAACTCATTGCTGAAACATCTTCTGATGTAGAAGGCTCTGAACCAAATGTAGTGGATTCCTCCTCTCCACCAGGAGCACCCCACGATTCATCGCCCCATTGGAAGGACATTAAGTGTTTAGCTCCTTGACCTTTAAGATTATTCTTCTTACCAGGAGTACCTAAGATAGCCTGTACGTCAGCAATAGTATCCGCACCACCAGCCATAGCAATCTGGGCTTTTTCAGATTTACTAACGGTAGCGTTAACTCCAGGGAGTTTCTCTTCTACCTTACCTGATTTGGTACGATACTTCTTCATTTCTTCCTCTTATGATTCTTATTATTGTCCCGGCTACGGTTTTTCTTATGGGACATTAACTTAATACCCTTCTTACCATGGTTCATCTCTGCACGACGGGCGGGATTACCTGCATTACCCCTTTTAGGTTTTAGACCAGCCTTACGTCTAGCCCTATTAGCTGCAACGCGATTATCCTTATGTCTTTGCTTCTGATTTTTCTTTCTCTGCCGGATTGTCTCCTTAGAAGCATTTTCTTTATATTGACCTTTCTTAGGCATATCTATTTAAATACCTTCTATAGGTTTCATTACCTCGACAATCCATTTAGGCATCAAAGGCATTTCAACAACTAAACATTTTTCTATAAAAATAGCTACCAATACAAATGGAGTATCAGATTTAGTAGAAAATACAACTCCAGATATTTGAAAATCTGTAACAGGTGGTTTATTATTATAATTATATTGAAAAGTTGTAATATCCTTTTGATCTAATCTTACAATCCCAACGCCGGGGTTAATTATTGAAACTATTTCTGTGTATTTCTCCATATCCATACACATTGCCGACATATGGGGAGGATTTGCCTTAACAGAAAGAGGAGCGTAAGTGACCAAAAGACCTACGAGTAATATTATTAATGCTGATCCCGTTTGCTTTGTCACTATACGCTCCTACTTCATTTGATCTCAAACGTTTTAGGTTTTTCATTCTCGGGTACGTTTCTTACAAGACCTATACTGAGCATTCCATCTTTCATTTCAACACCACCAACTTCTATATTATCTGCTAATGGGAACATTCGTTGAAATGATCTTTTAGATATACCTCGCATAAGATAAGAGGTATCTTCATTCTCTTCACAACTTCCATCAACAGTTAACACCTGTTTCTCTTGACTTACATTGATATTATCTTTATCATATCCAGCCAGTGACATTTGGATAACAAACTTGTGATTATCAAGTTTTCTTATATCAGTTGGTGGAAAATTATTTCTTGATAATTCCGAAAGCATATTGCTCCACAGGTCAGTATCCATCAAGATATTAGGAAAGTGTAGTCTAGTCATATTGCATTCCTTTCGGCTATGCGGTTTCCGTACCCAACATGGCATACGGAGGTAGTTTCCCAGAGTCCTTAATAATGTTTTCTTTTGTCTCGCTTTGCCAATGTATCCGTAGCTTGCTTTGGATTTATTCCAGGGAATATAGAAACTAGTCCCCTTAAGAAATTATCTATATTCCTACCTAATTTATTCTCTTTAGCAACTGTAGGTCCACGACCACCCTTTGATTTATAAACATTATAAGGTATTCCATCTTCTGTACGAGGATATGTCTTGCCTTCATACTGCCTTGTCGTAAGAGGTTTAGCACGATAACGAGCCATAGCCTCTCGCTCCGGTACAAATTCTTCTACACCAACGCCACGACCACTAGTGGCTATGACATCGTAAGGATGATGTACTGGTTTTGTAACCTTTTTGGTTGTACCTGTACTACTAATCTTCGTATATAAATCTTGGGCAGAAATCCTATCTACAGGTTTAGATATAGGTTTTGGTTTAGTTGTAGATTTTACTAGAGCTTTTTTCTTTTTAGGAACTACTTTTTTTGCTAACTTCTTTTTACTCTTTTTAGGAACTACTATATTAGCTCTCTTTGCTTTCTCTCTTTCCTCTTCTTCTACACCATAAGGAACCAACGGTTTATCTTTTATCGTACCGCCATGAATGCCAGATAAAGCGGTAAAAGACTCTGGTTTTTTACTTTTAAGTTTTTTAGTATCTGCACCAAGAACTCCCCAACCAGCATATTTCTTCTTAACAGCTTCAGTTAAACGCTTTTGACTTACTACAAGTTTTTAAGAAGCTTGTTTTGTCTTTCTACCACGAGTTGCCATGCTAAACGAAGCACTTAAAAGTCCAACTCCCCCTAATGCTGCGGCCCCGTATAGTCC